CTATTTGATTTTCTTTTAGGATTAATTCTTCTGGTATTCCCTCTTTCCAAATTACGATACCACCACAATGTTTACTCCACATCCTTTGTTTACCTATTAATTCCTCTGCGATTCTTAAACATTTATTTTGGGTATATGTATCGGAAAATATTTTTTGAATACGAAAATATTTTGGCACAAATTTTCTATAACCACATTTACGTATTGCCTCTCTTAATGCTGATTTTTCTGTATATTTGACACGATTGGAAATACGAGAAACCATATTAGGATATTTTTCACCGATTGCGGAAAGTATTTCATCTCTCACATCATATGGAACATCTATATCAAAATCTGGTTGGTCCTCTCTAGTCCAATTAAGGAATCTTTCTAATGGTATATTTTCTTTTATAGGGTCAATGTCGTGAATACCCATATAATATGCAACTAATGAACTTGCACCGCTGCCCCTTAATAACCAAAGCGAGCCTTTTCTTTTTATAATTTGTATAATATCCCAGACCTGTTTGTAGGTTTCAATAAATCCTTTCTCCTCAATAATTTCAAACTCTTCTTTTAACCTTCTAACATAATCAAAGTGTAATGGATATTCTTTTACGAATTTATCTATTAATACTTTACACATAACTTATTCTTCAAACCAACTATTTGGAATTTCTTTGTCTGCATATTTAAATCCATACTTTTCACACCACATTGCGTAGGTGGTTTTGGATTTTTTATTTATCTTATTCTTTGAATTTGTAAATACGAAACGAATATCCAATTCAGGATGTTGTGATTTGACTAACAAATGTTTTTTTCTATCTGCAAGAACAAACCTGCCTTTTGTTTCTACTCTAATCCCATTAGGTAAACGAAAATCAGGATGGTAATTATGTTCAGAAGCAGGTACAATATAAGAAACCTGTTCTGTTTCATACTCAACTTTAATTCCTTTACCTTCGATTTGTTGGGAAATGTTTTCTTCAAGACCTGACTTAAATCCATGCTTTTTTGCAACCCATTTAGAGTTGTTCTTTTTTGTAACTTTTTTCTTAATCATTAAATTATTTCTTTACCGTATCGGAGTATTTTTTCTCATTAATCTCTCCACCTCTACCAACTTTAAATTTTGCAGCCGTTAATACTTGCTCATCAGCCTTTTTCAAATCGTTTGTAGTATATGGTGTTTTTGCATTTACACCCGCATCAAATGAAATTTTATCTACACCAATAGCTGTTTTGTTTTCTTCGTATGTTTCTAAAATACTTTTTGCCATAGTTTTTGTTTTATATAAATATAAGTTTATGTATCAAATCGTACAATAAAATTAAGTGGAATATCTGGTTCTGATTTTATTGGTGTTGCTAATTTTGCAACCGCAACCATTTCTGCATTATCATCATATAAACCTATTGTTGTAATAAATGGAGCAAGAAAAGAACCTGTTCTATCTACTGATGAACTTAACTCAAAATGTTCAAATCCTCCCGATACTGATGATATTGATGAACCATATCTATAATCCAAAACGGTTCCATTATTTAAATTTGTTTTTCTTCTAATATATTTTACCCCCGGATTTGTAACAACATTATGAACAATTCCATCAGAATCTATAAACGTATCAGTTTCTTTACCAACCTCTACAAATGCAGATGGGTTTTGTGATACATTAAATTCATCTGAATTTACCGATATTAAATATTCATGCTCATATATCGTTTCTGTTGATTTATAATCCAGTGTCCAATTCGCAGTTAGTCTAGATGGTACAGATTTTGTTAATACAAATAAACCATGCTCATAAAATACATTCCCTATTCGTGCTCCAGCCACTGCCGATGGTATTAGTTGTAAATTATCTACAACCATTTGGCCGGTATTTGAATCATATGATATAATTTGTATTGGGTTACCAATTGTCCCATATGTTACACTATTCGTTGTAAAAGTTATTTGTCCACTTTGTAAGTTAAAAAAATTAGAACTTATTGAACAAGAATAAACATTACCTGCTATATCATCAAAATTGAAAATACCGGATTGTAAATCAATTTTGGTAACAAACAAACGATTTTCAGGACTAATTAAATTACCATATCCATCATCTACATAATCCGTTCCATTATCAGTAAGCTCTACTGATTTTGGTTTTATTCCTTCTCCAATGTATATTTGAGGAATTGATATAACTTTTGCTTGTCCTTCAGATAAACTTCTTTCTTTTAAAAATATATCAGTTGTATAAATATTTGTTTTTCTACCAAATCTTAAAAATGGATTATCTTCATGTCCATTGTAAAACATTGTACGGATTTGTCCATATATTGAATCTTTTGGAAATCCATTTGATAAGGTTGTAGAACCTGAATTTGCTTCGTATATTGTTAATTCAATAGAGGTGTTATTAAATGACCAATCTTTGTAAGCTTTGAATGGCCTAATACTAATGTCCGATTTTGGTATTTTTTTCAACATGTCAACTATAAATATTCTACTACAAAAAAACCCAACCTTACGGGGCTGGGTCTCCTAGTCTGTTGGTTATTCTATATTAGAAATCTAATTTTACTTTTATTGCCACTTCTTTGTCGAATGACTTTTCGATTGGCTTTGATACTTTTGCTACGGCTAACAGCTCGTTAGCGTCATCGTATAAACCAACAGTAGTTATGTATACTTTAGGGTCTCTTTCAAATAATGATTGTGCAAATTGTCCAGTTGAACCTGTAACAAATGTTGGGTTGTTTGAGAAATTAAACTCTCTGTTATTTGCTCTAACAAAGAAATGTGAAGTTGAAATGTTTTCAGTTCTACGAGCTTGAAAATCTCCACCTCCTTCAATTCTTCTTAATAATGCGATTGAACCGGAATTAATTCCATATGTACTTCCACTCAATGAATTATTGTGATATACACCTTCAATTGAACTGTAAGCAGGTGCTAATGTTGGGTCAATTGATGCAGAAATAGCATTAGGGTTTAAAAGAATAATACCCATATCAGGATAAAATAATCCCCAACCCTGTCCGTTAGATGCCGTATATGAGTTAATTGATGATGTTAATGCCGTTCCTATGTTTAATGAACCAGATACAACATTATAAACTCTACCTGCTGTAGTTACCGCTTCATTACTTCCACCACTATCATCAATTAATGTTACTGTTCTTACTGAACCTGAAATTTTTAATGAAAAGTTTCCTGGATCTAATCTTTCTTTGTATCTAGCTCTATTAACATTGATAACGTAAAAACTATCTAAATCGTAAGCTGCTGGAGTTACGTTACTGTATACACTAAATTTAGTATCTCCTGGGCTTAATAATATATTTGCTAATTGTTTGTAAATGGCTTTAGAAGGAAGTGTAGAATCTTCATTACCTTGTTGTAATGTAGGTGCACCATATCCATTAAAATCACCATAAGCAATTGAAAACTGTACTTCCGCTGCGGTAGATGATGTTGGTATATTATAAACATCAATATAATACTTACCCGTTGCACCTTGTGTTTGTATACTTGATGTATAAAATGATGTTAATGAACCACTATCTCCACTCCAAATACCAGATGTTACAATTTCTGTTTTGTTTGTTACTTTATCAATGGCGCCAAATTTTTTATAAACACCATTAGCAATAAGCGCAGCATCTACATTAACTTGCTCACTTTGTCCTAAAAATTGATTTAGGATTTTTACAACCTCAGAGGTATCGATTGGCGTACCTGCGGTGTTAGCTGCACCTGCTAAATATTTTGATAAATTACTTGCTAAAAGGGCTCCTCTATTATCTCTAATTATTGACATAGTTTATATTATTGAACGTAAGTTACTGTTACTGGAATAGTTTGTGAACCACCTGTTTCATTACCATAAACTGTAATTGTAGTTCTGATAGTTGAAGTTAAAGATGGATTTGGAATAAATTTGAAAGTCAATCCTTTGGCGATTGCCGCTGTTGCTGATACATCATCGCCTATAAATACTGGTACTGAACCACCATCTATTACAACGCCTTCACCAATAATATCTCCGGCATTTTTGTTAGAAAGGATGAGCGTATATCCCATATTTCTATTACCTGCTGGTGAAGTTGTTGGTGAAAGAGAAACCTCACCACTTTTTTGATTTACTGCAATATTTGGAACACCAAATTCTACAACTGGAATTCTTGTAGTATTTTTTGGAAGCGTTACTAATTTGTATTTCATTACTTGTGTTTCATCAGGAGTTGCTTCCAATACTGGCATATTCTTAATTGCCGCATCATAATAAGCAGACCCTAATGGGTGAGCTGGCTCGTATAAAGAGTAATCAATTTCGTCATCAGCCAATGAAAATTGTGTAATGTTTAGTCCCTGTCCTGCTGCTAATTTTTCTCTACCTTTTTTAGTAAGGATAGCATCTACAGTCAATTCGGTATTATTTAAATATCCCATAATGTGTATATATTATTTCTTTTGTTATAAATATAGTATTTTTAATTTTTAATCAGCGACCCCCAAATTCATTACAATTAAAGTATACATCTCCACCTGCTATAGAATCAGGTAATTCAGAGAGTGGCTCTGCCACCACGCTGCACTGTCCCGCAATATCTGAACCGCCAAAATCAGTCACACGACCAATTTGTTTTGCAGCATTAAAATAAGTATTAGCGTAGTTATTCCAAAAATTTATTCTTTGTGTATAAATCGTACTATTTCTAGTTGACCAAAGCTTTTTTAAATTACATCTAATTCTACCTACATTACTTCTGCCTGCTGTGTCTAACTCTCCCCAAATATGCGATATGTCTTTATGAAAATTTTGTTCACTAGGATAAGCTTCGTTATTTTCAGGAAAACGGGCATACTCCTGTATTATACTATCTAACCACTCCGTGTAATTATCCATAGATGTTTGGCCCTCTAACCAAACATCAGGAGGAGTTATTATTACAACCCTTTTAACATGAACATGTTTAAAAAAAGCGCTATCTTCTTCAGATATCCCAAACTGTTCTATCACATCGGTTTTCCTTAATAATTGTGTTTCTTCCGCGTTCTCTGATATTATAAAGTGCCCACCTACCTCTCTATTATTTCTTGCATGAGTCATTGGGACAACCACATCGGGTGGTAAAGCTATATTAGGTCCTCGTCTATCTCCATTACATTCGGCCAGGACATCCGCTCGACGATTTTGTGTGTAATAATTCGCTTGAAAAAAAGGCCTAAACTTTGTATAAATAGTAGACGAATTATTAGCACGGTATTGTCTTCCTGAACCTGGCATTCCGTGGTATAATAATATTTGTAAATGGTAGTGACTATTACGACCACCGTCTTCGGTTACTGGGCGGATTATTGGCATAATTCCTTTTTTTATTAATAAATATAAAAATTATTATTAAGTTTCTAATATTGGTTCAGTATTATCTCTGTTTGCTCTACCAACTTTTAATATATTTGGATTAGTTGCAAACGTTTCAACCGGTGCAGTACCATCTAATGTAGTTGCAGATGTATTTTTTGCACCTTTAAAGTATGAATTTTGTAATCCTGTAGGTAATCCTTTGTTTTTGTAATGATTTGGTAAATATCCTGTCAATGGTTTTGATGCTACCACACTTCCTGTTCCTGGTCCAATAACTTTTGCAGTATCAAATGGTTGTATGTTTATTTCATTTTCTGTATATTCTTCTAAAACAATTTGCTGGCCGGATCTCGGGTCTTCAACTCCATTAACAGTTTGAATAGGTCTCAAAACATACCTATATTTTTTATTTGTTAAAATATCAACTCTTACTCTTTCCTTTTTAAGATTACCATCTTTATCTCTGTATAGTCTAATAGTATATCCTTCTTCTGCGTATAGTGAAGAACCCAATTCCGAAATACTATTTTGTCCGGCTATAACATTTATATCTGCTAATTTAAATTCAGAAAGTTGCGTTCCTTTATATAAATCAGTTGGTATTTTACTTTCATATTGAAAATTATTTCCTGCAATATCTTTTAATTCTGCGTTTATAGTTGATATTTGTTGATACGATTCTCCAATTAATTCATCTATTGGTTTATCAATTTTACTTTCATATTGATTATTTTCACCATTAAAAGTTTTATAAAGTTCGGTATCCAATACACTTTGATATTGATTATTTGTTGCAATAACATCAACAAAATCAGAATAAGTTATATTACTATCAAATTGATTATTTTCACCTTTTGGTTTTGTGTATTGATATTTACTTCTTTCTAAAAAGTGTGGTTCAATTAACAAACCTGTAGTGGCTTTAACTCTGGCTGGTAGCATTTTTTTAATATCCTCAAACATTGCTTTTTCGTAAAGTTTGATAATATTAATATATTCATAAATATCTCTATTGTTAATACGTTTAAAGTAATAATTTCTTAACTTATCTAAAGATTTATATTTGTCAGAGTATCTATTCGATGGGTCTGCAATATAGTTATCTAAATTAATTCCACCCATTGATTTTGCTATATCAAAGTTTAGTTCTTTATTTGGTGAGAAAAATAATCCAACTCTGTTGGAATCCATTGGTGCGTTATCCAAAGATTTTATAGTAGCTCTACTTTTAACAGAAAGGTCTATACCATTTACGGAATTTATTTGAGAACCATCTAAATCATATTGTGATTCAAAACGAACCTTATTTGTTATATATCTACTTGCACCCAAATCAGGAATTTCCAACACAACTGTCCTATCAATTACTTCAAATTGATATGGATATGATGTAACAGATGTAAATCCACTACACGATGCTGTAAATGTTGCATTTGAATTTAATGAATAAAAAGTTAAAGTAGGGTCTATTTCATAATCATTTCTATTCAAACTTCCTGAAAAATATATATTAGGGTCTACACTTATTAAAGTTGTATTTGTATTTACATTTTTAGGATATTCAAAATCCAAACGAAAATAAAGGTCTTGGGTAGAAGATGATATGTGATTACCATTTATCATTTCAGGATAAAATGTATGTTCAATAAATCTTTCAGTATCTAAAACATCTGACCACATTCTAAATTCTTCAACGCTACCACTAAAATTCCCATCACCAATTTTTACACTTGTTCCTGTATTCCAGTTAGTTGCATTTGATGAAGTTATTGATTGAGAAAATATTAATCTTTCTCCTGTAGTTTGTGCTACATCTAATTTTAATCCGGTTGAACCACTACTAACTGATATTCCAAAAAATCTATCATTAAAAATGGGTATTAAAGATGATGTTATTTGATTTGAATTTGTATAATTAAAAATTACTTTACCATATTTACTATCCGTGGAACCACTTATACCTACATTCCAATTAGAACCGGATAATAAAGTCCAATCTCTAGCATATGAAGGTTTTACAAATAATTCTATTGTATTTGCTTTAGTTCCCTTATCAGTAGTATTCCAATTAACCGTTATAGCAGATCCTGTATTAAATTTAAGAACATTAGTTAAACTATCCATAACAAGTTTACCTTTTTGGTCTCCAGCTGGTTCAGGACCACCAAATTCTAATATTGAAAGATTTGATGATGGAATACCATAACAACTTAGTAATGCATAAATTCCTTTTCTTGTTCCTTTTTGTTTTAAAAGATATGGTAGATTATTTATAATTCTTCTCCACAATTCATATGTTCTTTTTTTAGCAGGATTTGTTTCTACTTGCGCACCATCGTTGTTTAATCCTAAAGCATACTCCCACAATTTATTATCATATGATAAACTCTTAGCATCCCATCCAAAGGATTTTAAAGTATCAAAAATTAATCTATCAGATATTGTATTTTTAGCTTTGTAACCAAGTCCTCTACTTTTTTCAATTGATTTTGTAGTAAAATACAAAGTATCAAAGTGCTGACCTAATAAAGATAGTAATAATAAAAAGTTTTGATTTTCAGTATTAATTAAAATATATTCAGGAATATTATTTTTTATAAAATTTTTATTTATAGAATCATAATCTTCAGCCAAATTTACTATATTGGTATACCAATCATTAACTTCTAATGTATTACTTGCAAGTCTTATACTACCGCTATATGGCCAGGTTATAGAATTACTTCCTGAATTTGTATATAATGATTCGCTTTGATATGCTGGTGTATATAAAAATTTTTCAAATCCATCAAATCCTTGAATTATTTTTTCTTTTTTTATTTTTTGTCTTGATAATTCATTTTTTTCATTTATAGAAACACTATAAATAGGAGAATTTATAGAACTACTTATTAATTCTTCGTATGCTTCAATTAACTGAACTTTATATACAAAATTATCAACTCTTTCTTTAGCTGAACTAAAATTCACAAAATTATTCCAAATTATTGAACCAGTTAGGTAAATAGTTCCATCGTAATACTTTATATTTAAATCATCGGTATTAAATAAAGATGTAGTTACATATGTTTGCACTAAATTATCTAAAGATGTTGTCGTTGGTGCAGAAAATATTAAATTATCTAGTGATTCAAATCCAATTGAATTTCCAGCGATATAATCAAAATCAATACCAAAATTCGGGCCTTTTATTGGTGGACATTCTATATTATTCTGTTCACTTAATATAACCGTTTCAATCAATGGGTTTGTCATTAATTTTGTAATCCAAAAAGTTGAATTCACAACGATATCCGCCGGTAATGGTGAATATAATTTTAATATTATAGAATCAACCTGTTTTGATATTTTTTGATTACCGAGTTCATCTTCTATTTTTTCTGATAAAGTCCAATTATCTGTTTCCCATGATGAAATTAATATGTGTTCATCATTACTAAAATTAGCTAAATGTGTTAAAAATTTACTATCTGGTTCTGGTTCTACAAACCTCAAATGTTCTTTGAATGCATCAAATATTGCAGTTTTAATTATATCTTCATCTAACTTTATTGGTGAATAAGATATATTTGTAATTACTTCATATTCATTTCCAATTAATTTTTTTGAGCCTGCATTATTAATTGGTTTAAAAATAAGATTTAAAGTTTCACTACCATTCCACCCACTATAATTTTTTGAAATGGTTTTTAAATTTATTTTGAAAGTTCCATTATTTGGTAATGATGTAAATAATGGTGTTCTGGTTTTATCTTTTAGTAATATATCTACATCAACGCTTGTTACAGCAAATGATTCATAGGATACTTCAAATTCAATATTTAAATCGGAAAAACTTGGTATATCTATTGTTTCAGGCGCCGTTATTTGTATGATTGATGGAAAATCATTTACAGCAATAAAGTTTATTAAACACTCCGTTCTTACACCCGTTCCATATTGATTACTAAATGGTAATATATAAATCTTTTTTCTACCAAATACCCCATTAAAATCTTTATTAAAAAATAATCTTATAAAACCATCTACTGCTGGTATTCTTAATTTTTTTTCTGGACTTATATAAACATCAACACCATCGGCATTTATTGGTGCAAATGGTATAACTATTTCTTTCTCACTTTCTGATTCTTTTATTTCAAATTCAGAATTAAATTTACCTAATATTATTTCAGGTACATTTACTTTTACATTTTTCTCAAATATTACAGCAACAACTATTCCATCACTAGCTTCATTACCATTTACTCTAAATACATTTAATACTTTATTCCAAACTGAAAAATTATTAGAATTTTTTTCTGCTATACTTTTTGGGGCCCAATAAAATTCTCTATACTCATATCCGATTGGTAATCCATTTGCTCCTAAAGATATTTTTGCTGTCGGGTTTGGAAATGACTGTATTTCAAAATTTAAATAACCATTTCTTAGTTTATTTGATTCAATTGTATTTGTATCCGTATTTCCATCCGATAACATTATACTATCGGATATTAAAAGGTCGTTTTCAACACTTGCTAATTGATAGTTTAATTTTACAAAATCACCAAGTTCGTTTGGAAGATTTGAAACAAAATCTACACTTAAATCAGTAACCATAGGTGCTGGTGGTAATTCTGCTACATCTGATGATAATCTAAATTCTAAATTAATACTTCCATTTGTAGAATTTAAATTCCTTTCATTAGTAATAATGTAAGTATTATTCGGTTGTAAAGTGTATTCTTTTATCTTAATAATTTCATCATATAATCTACTTAAAGCAGTTGGCGTTTGGTTTCCTACTATATTTGTTGGTTTATTTCTAAATCTTAAAAAATTAGGTACAACATCGCCACCATCTTCTTCTGATGGAGTAATTTGTGTGTATTTTTTTTCAATACTTACTTCATAATAATTAAGTGATGTTCTTCCGTTTGAAAGTGTTTTATAAGTTCTTAAATTACCAAATGTAAGTGATGGTGAAAATGAAATTACCTGTGATTCTCCTGTTCCTATATTTACATCATTTTCTAAAAATTGAACAATTTCATTTGCTAATAAACTAATATTAAATGTTCCTAAATTTTGTTGTACTACACTTGGTGGTACAAATATAGGATTTGGTTGCACAGGTGGTATATATTGACCACCTCCACCGCCACCATTTCCAGTAGTTAAATTTCTTGGCAATCCAGAATTGCCGACAAATGGCGTATAATCACCTAAACCATTAAAAGGTTCGTTGATTTGGTTTCCACCTAATTCATTTGGGTCAAAAAATGCAGCCATTTACTTTTTGTTTATAAATATTTTTATTCCATATTTTGAGATTCTCTAGGGTCTACAACATTTGTGCCATCTCCGAGATTATCAATTGGATTGGTAATACCATTACCTCCACCACCTCTAGGGTTACTTCCTCCACCACCACCACCACTAAATCCACCGTTTAATATACGTGGGGGTTCGATTATTTTAATTGGTTCTGGTTCTTTTATTTGAACAGGAATTGGTTCTGGTTTTGGTTTTGGAACTATATCTAATGAAATTTCTTTTTTCGGTATATCTTGCGTTTCTTTAATAACCACTTTATTAGGTATAAAAACATTTTTTACTAATACTTCCGGTGTTTCAAACGCTGCCAATGAATCTTCAACTAATTTTTTTGTTTCAATTTTTAAAAATTCTTTAGGTGATGATTTTACAGATACATCTCTTCTTTTTAAATTTTTTGTATTCGTTTCGATACATAAAAATAAAATACTGGCCATATCGTTTGATATATTTGTAAAATCATAAACTTCACAATCTTCAAATCTTACTTCAGATGGTTTTCCAAAATTAGATTCAGTTATATCATAGTATTTATTGGTAAGATAGTATTGAACAGCTATTTTAAAATCTTCAAATATTTTTTTTCTATAAATTGAAAATTTACTCAATCCAAAATCTTTTTTTAAAATATTAAAAAAATCTTTACCGAATTTTGTTTCTAAAACTGAATCAATTTTTTCTAAAAAATTATTTTCAAATGATGTTAAAGAATTAAATATTTCTTTTTTATAATATTTAAAATCTTTATTTAAATTATTAATATTATCAAATTCTTTTTTATTTTTTTCGGTTGTGCTTTCAAATTTTGTTTTAAGAGGTAATATTCTAATTTCTTCTCTTGATGGGGATATTTCTTGAATCCATACTCTTTCTAATTCATTTTCACTACCAATTTTATATCTTACAAAATTTAAATTTATTTTTAATATTCCATTTCTAAAACCCAATGTATTTAATAATTTTTCGTAATTAATTACCAATTCTTTTTTACCACTTCTATTAGTTACAGAATACATATAGTTAGCTATATCATTCGATTTTATATATGCTACATTATTTCCTGATTTTTGGGGTAATAAATTATTATTTATATCATACACAGAAACTTCCATTACATCATACTTACATTCACCAAAATCAGTTTCTTCTATTTCATTTTTAGAAACAATAAATAGGTCTTCCGCTTGAAGATATTTACCTTCATTTTCAGTTTTACTATTTACTGCATCAAAATTTGTATATTTTTGAATACCCATAATTTTTAATCATATGATTTTGGATGCATTATACCAATTCTAGTTTTATATTCTTTAGTTTCTTCGGTATTATCTGCTAATCTTTTTACTTTAATTTTTAATGTTCCCATATGTTCTACACTTTTATCTCTTTTATCAAAACTACATCCACCAGGAGTAATAGTTAAACCAACTTTATCATTCTGACCAGCTGCTATTGTAAATGATGATTTTGGAATACTAAACCATCTTTGATTTGGAGCAAAAGTAGCTCTGATTTCTATTTGTACATCTTTAGTATCATTGTTTGTTATATCGAGCGTACTACCCGCTATCCAAGCAGAATCCTCTGTTTTATTATTGATTTTACCATTAATATCAGGATAATTTGGATTTTCTTTTGCTGGATTTATCTTAACTGCAACAACTTTATTTACAACTTCTGCACCACTTGCTAATGCTACGTTTGCTGTTGATTGTTGAATTGCTTGCTGTTGTTGTACCGCACCCAGCTGTGCCTGCAATCCTTCAATAATAGAATTAAGCGAATCAATTTGTTTAATTAATGCTTTAATCTGTGCTTTAAAACCTGTATTTTGTGATTGAAGTGATGCTCTTAAAATACTTTCATCAACTGATTTTTGTAATGATGTTGCTATTTGTTTTGAAAAATCTTCAATAGTACCTATTAATGTATTCAATTGATTGACCAAAACATCATTCGTTTGCTCAATTGTTAATCTATTATTTATTTCATTTTCTATTTGTATATTTAAATCAGATATAGTTGCATTTAAATCACTAACTGTATTATTAAGTTCTAATACCTGGACTCTTAATTGTGCCGATGCAGTAGCTTCGGCATCATATAATGGTTTTGGAACTAAATTTTTTATTTCTTTTGGAAGGTTTGGTTTTAATTCTTTTACCTCAACATTGATTGCCTTTTGCAATTCTTCAGTATCTATTTTACTTTTAAAAAGTGGTTTAAAAATAAAAGATGATGCAGATGTTTTATCATTAGCAATAGTTACATTATATTCATTTTTTTCAATAGCTTCTGAGCCGGATATTTTAAGTATAGCTTCTAATTCCAGTTCTTTTCTGTTTTTTAACTTTTCTGCTATTGATTCTAAATTATTCATACTTATACAACTTCAAATAAAAGTCTTTCATCTATAATTGTTGATGTTTCATTTTCAACTATTTTCAATTTGATTCTATATGTTCTATCAATTGCAAACGTATTCAAATCTAAATTAAAATAATTTGATGTAGTATCACAACTTACTTTTGTATAATCACTAAATGGAATTAAAACTTCGTTTGTTCTATAATCTTCTAACTGATAATATGTAGTAGCTGGTAGATATTTTGATTGGTCATATTCAAAAATTGTTCCAAAAGATTTATTTGGATATAAATCTCTACCTTTAACTCTTATTTTAATTTTTGTATTTTCTAAATATTCTTTTTTAAGAGTTGTTAAAACTATTTTATAATCCCCATCTGAAGCTGAACCTGTTACTGGTAATAAACTTCCTGTATTGAAAATAAAATCTTTCCAAAGCAATTCTAATGTTGGTTCATATATTGTATTTGTTTCTTTTGAAAAAAACTTTAACATTCCATAATCTGTATCGTTTTCTTCATTTGTTAAGCTGTGTCTAACAATAAATCCATTATTTTCTATTGACCCACTTAACCACAATTTAACAATGTTCGTAACATCCATTCTAATATCATCGGGTTCATATGAAAATGATTGTGAAGCCTGTGATGCTGTATACCAAGTTCCCCCTTCAGCATTTGCTGATCCTGTTGTACCTAATGTAAATACTGCAGTTCCTGCAATTGTATTTTTTTGCCAACTATTTATTCCATCTCTATATTTCCAACTAACTCCATCCGATGATATATTATCAAATTTTGTACCAGTTCCCATAGACCAACTTTGAGAAACTGCGTTTGCATAGATTGTATATTCTAGTGGGATTTCTTCGGCATTTGCTGATTTAAAGTTTAAATAAGCAATAAAACTACTAGATATTGAACCATTTGCTATAGACTCTGATATTGTATTAATATCAAATTTTATAAAAGTCCTATGAATATCTTTGATATTATCATAGTAAGTTTTTCCTACTTCCAATATCTCATCACGGCCTGAATTTTGTTCAGGTTGTTGAAGATATACACTTGCGTCATATATTGAATTGTAAAATTTATGCATTATAATGCCCTCCCTTTAATGTCTTTATTTGGATATTTAACTTCAAATACGCAAGGGTCCATAGATGGAAAAATAATTTTTCCTCTTGTTGCTTGCTCTATATTATATTTGTTTGGTGAATAAGTACCATCGGAACCACATAAATTATATATTTTAACAGATGATACACTCATAACACCCTCAACATTTGCAATAACTAATTCCAATTCAGAAATATTAATAGTTTTATTAAATGTCCAATTATCTGTATTAAAATATTCTTGCAATTCTGTTATACAATTTGTAACAACTTCTCTTTTATTATAATCACTATAACAAACTATTTCAAAATCAACTCCAATGTTTACTATAAATCCATCTAAAATGTTTACACCATCTGTTATCATCCTATATTGACTTACATACGTTTTAAGATTTTCTTTTGCTGCTAAATTTAAATTTGTTAAGTTTTTATTAGAGTCATATCCTAAAACATACATATTAATTGCAAATGGATTATTTTGTTGTGATATTCCATGCTTTCTTTGATTTATATAACTTATAATTCCTTTTTGTATTTCTTGTCTATTTTTATTCTGCAACTCTTCAACTAATCCAATAAATTCAGAAACGTTTTTTGGATTAGAAAGAATTGTATTTGGTGAATTTACATCAACTTCACTATCGGGAGAAACATAAACTTTAGCAACACTACCATATCTAGCGGGCATTGATAATGCTCTAACTATATAATCTTCTCTAGTCACTGCACGATTTTGTGAACCAAACATTGCCAATGCATTTTGTCTAATTTCTTCAATAGATTCACCACCTCTACCACCAGTTGCTGACTCTAAATTATCAACTGCTAAAGATTCCTTACCGGCCTGATATGTTGATAATAAACTGGTATTTATTGATAAAATATCTTCATCAAATTCTATTTTATTTATAATATTTAACTGATTAGAATTAATATTTGCTTCAACACCACCACCAATCAAATATTTTATAGTTAATGTTTTACCTGCGGGCGCTATACCAAATGTATTTGTTTTTAAAAAATTAGATGGGTCTATTCCCATATTCAATCTACTAATTGAATTTGCGGTTCCAATTCCTATATTTTTTGTATTTGGTAAAATTTGTTCATCTGCCAAATTAACATCTCCGCTACCAAATTGTAAATCAATGGTATTATCATTATTTATTTTTACAGAAAACCTTCTAGGAACTTTTTGTATTTCTAACAAATAAGGGACGGTTGAACTATTCTGATGTAAATTTCCGTTATATGCTGTATTTTCTTGTTCTACAAATATACTTTCTTGTGCTAAATAAGGAACCTCATAATATTTGTTATTATCCGAATCCGTTACTGATGTTATTGATATTATATTATTATCTGATAATGTAATACTTGGATAATCTCTTTCGTTTAAAGGAACGCTTGTTGTTATTGTTTTTTGAATGGCTGATATTGCTTTTACTTTTTTTGTTACTAAATAAAAAGTAGGTAAACCACTATTATCTCTTTCAAAAACATCATATTCTCTATCAGTTTCTTGAGAAAAATCAACCACATCTGTTGTTCTAAAAATAATTCCTGTATTTGTTGATACTTCTAAACCTTCTTTTATTCTTAAAAATAATCTCTCATCTGGTTCATAATTTGGTGCACCAGCTGCAGGAACAAGTTGATAAATTGTTAATGTGGTTACGGCAGGTGTAGTTACTTTTGGTTTATATCCCATTGATTGTGCAAGAGACATTATGTTTTTTCTTTCGGTGGCGTGTAAAAGTAATGATTCTTTTAATTGAGCGTCTTGATAAAATGAAAGAACATCTCCTATATATGATGCCATTTCAACAAAAACCATACCGGGAGAGGATTCATTAAAATCAGAATATGTATTTGGAAAATAAGTTTTTGTAAAATCAATAAGATTTTCTTTTAAAGAAGCAAAATCTTTACCAACATAATTTATGTCTTTTTTATTACCCCAATTTTTATCATTAGATTTAATAGCCATTTTTTATTTATTGTTTTATATTTAAACTAATTGAATCTCTTAAATTTGGGTTTGACCTCAATGAAAATTTCATATCTAAAGTTATTGTATTTTTATCAATAGATATATTATCATAATCAAATATTATTTCATCTATATTAATATATGGCAACCATTTTGAAACAGCATCATTTATAACAAACTCAATTTTACTATCTATTTCTGTATCAACAATTTGTTCAAATATTAATTTCCAAATATCACAACCAAACTCAGGTTGCATCACTCTTTCACCCTTTCTTGTCATTATTAAATTTATAAGATTATTTTTTGCTTGAGAAAGTGTAGTGTAGTTTACAGAAAATATGCCACCTACATTAGAAACAGTATTAATACCAATTCCTAATATTTTATGATTATTTTCTTTTAAATCAGCTACATTTACTTTACCTATCTCAATTGGCATATTATCTAAACCCTTTTTGTTTTTCTTGTTTTATAAATACTTTTGTCAATTGTGTATAATCTTTATTTAATGCCTTTTGAATTGCATCTAATCCAGCATTACCAGTTGAGGGTAATTGTTGTGGAATAGATTGTTCTCTGTAATCCATAGTTTCCCAACCATCTTCTTCATATCTTTCAGGCTGCATCATATCTAACACAGAACTTTCATCCATCATGCCACCCTCTGCTCTTTCTTCTGCCGTAAATGGTGTTGTATTATTTAAAACTTCGTTTAACATTTGATTGTTAGTATAATTTTTTACAGGTCTATTGATTGCTGCTTGTGTATTTTTTACAAGTCTTTTCTTAGTTTCTGTCATCTCCATTAAAGATGTACCCTTTTTTTCTTTGTTTAATGTAACTGCTCCGGATTTAATCAGTTTTGCCAATTCTTCTTTTACTTGTTGTTTTACTTCTTTCCTAACGACTTCTTTGATTAATCCGACTAATAATTTCGAATCCATAATAATTGTTTTTAATAAATATTGAAAGTTATAATTTAGTTTATACTACCAGTTTCCTCATTTTCGGCTTTATTATCATTTTTCTTTTTTATTAATAAAGCTGCTGTTACTGCAGTTCCTAATAATGGAAGTCCTATACCAACTTTAGGTATTTTATTATCCGTTATATCTAAATTGTTTTTAGGTCCTATTGTGTTATTACTATCAGATGTATTACTAGTATTATTTCTGACCACATTGTTTATAGGTTCAAAATTTGCTAATTTACCTAAAGCAACACCAGCCGCTGCCATAGCTTCTTCATCTTCATCTAATATAGCATTCATAGCATCCCTATACTCCTTTGGTGATGATGATGGTGGAAAAATTTGATTCAATTGTCTTTCTCTGTCTTTTAATGATTTTTTTTTATTTTTCTTTTTTGTATTTAAAAGTTTTGCCAATGCCACCAAAGCCGTAACCGTAACTACGCCACCACCTATTAAAACGATTAATTTTTTAAAATTAATTCCTGACAATGGTTTTCCTGAAAATGGTTTTACAAAATAACCAACCCAAGGTAACATTCCCGGTGCCGGAGGTGCTGGTGGTGGGTATTGGCAATTACAACTAAAAAATCCACCAACTGTTAATAAGTGTATTGCGGCCGATAATATAAAATTTAATAAAAATGGTCCGTTACTACCTTGCGGTCCCATACCCGAAGGTGACCATACACCAGGAAATAAAGCAAGAGCAGTTATAGTGTTTATATTTTTTACAGAACCTATACAGGGCATAGTTGGTGCAGGAAATTTTTTCAATTTTGCTCCAGTCCAATAAGCTAAAACTGCAGGTCCTATTGCATTTAATAAATTTCCTTTTGGATTTTTTTGAGTTGATATTAATAGATTCGTTAGTGTTAATGCCATTAACCTTTTATTGCCAGATTCAACAGCAACACCACCAATTAAAGTTTTTCCGTTTTTAATTAATTTATCATATTCATCGGTTATAACATTTGCAAACCACCAAGCATCAGCCGCAGTTATTATAAACTCTAAACCTGCTACTTGTTTTCCTGCCTGTTTTTTTACTTGTTTTTTAATTTGAAATGTTCTTGCTAATTGTTGGTTTGTCACATTTATATAAAAATCTGTCCAACTATTAGAAGTACCCGAAGATGGTAATCTAAAATTTTTTAAAGAAAGTGCCATTAAGTTTTACTTAAATAATTTTTAGCAGATAAAATAACTTTTAATTTAGATTTTATTCCATCAAATTCGGCTTTATTTTCTGGTGAAAACTTTGTAGGGCCCGATGGTGTTAAATAAAATTGTGCATTTATAGCATCAATTAGTTCTTCTAATATTTTGACTAATTCACCACCTAATACCATTTGTTGTACCGCAGCTCCGGCATCACCTGCTCCTGAATTTTTTCCTAAATATATTGTACCATTATCCGAATTGAGGAATATCTGATTAGCCCCTTCGGAATGTAATGTTATATTTTGTTTATTATGTATATAAACTTCATTTTCAGCATCAATTGAATAATTACCATCGGTAATAACGCCTGTGTTGCCTTTTCCAAATATAATAAATTCATTGGCTTTTGCAGATAAAATAATTCTATCGGAATTCATCCATAATTGTTCTCCTTTTAAATTATCCGATGTAGGATATTCTTTAAATCCAATTTTCGTTTTTTGTATTGTTTCTTTAAATGGAACTTTAACTTTGCCTGATGTTAGATAAATTGATGTTCCATCTTTATTAATATCTTCTTCAATTAAAGTACCAATTTTCTTATCATCTAATTCAGGATTCTGTTTGTTGCGTATGAATATAGATGGCGATGAAGTTTTATTATCCTCAGTTAAGAAAAATTCAGAAAAACGAATCGTATTTCCAACTCTACCTTGAATTATTGTATCACCTTCTTTTGGTTTAAGAAACTTTATTTTTTCATTAATTTCGTATTTACTTTTAGAAGCACTTTTTGTATTTGATTTATTTGGTATTCCTGTTTGTGAAACTTGATTATAATTTTTCGATGAACCACCTTTGCCATCTTCACTTAAAGTTTTTTCCGATGTTGATTTTGTAGTTTTAAAATCTTCTCTAAAATTTGAATATTGTGTAATTGTATATGGTAAATAAAAATGTTCTGCTTCATTAATTACTAATATAATTACAGTCTCACCACTAATAGGAAAAGTAAAATTGTTCTTATCAAAGGGGTAGGCATAAGATATTTTTTTTATTGTATCTTCTGAAAAATAAGTTATAGCACCGTAAAATCTTACGTCCTTTTCTGCAAAGTTTTTATTTCCGTTATAAATTAAAACAGTATCTTCATCTTTTAATAGTTTATTAAAATCCTCTTCTGTTTTATAAACTTTATCTACTTTCGCTAAAAATGATGTTACATTTTTATTTATATCTTTTTTAGTTTCATCGATATAATTCTTAATTGCTTCGGGTCCTGCCATTACTTAATTTTTTTACTAATTTCTTCAATTTCTATCTCAATATCAGCAATCCTTTCTTTATTTTTTGCATCCACTTCATCAACTGCTTCTTCTAATTGATAAAACAGTTGTGCTTTTTCATGCTCACTTAACCAACCCTCTTCACCAATACCTTTTGCTTCGGCTGCAGCTAATCTTTGAGCAATAGTTGCCATTTTAATTAGGTGTTCATCATTTTTTACCGATACCTCAATAAGGTCTTTAATGATAGGGGCAATAACAGTTGCTTCACCAACATTTTTAATTAATTTCCTTAATGATTCAATCAAATCAGAAATGTTTTTCTTTTTATTTTGTTGGTTTTCGTATATATCTCTAAATAATGATGATAGGTTTTTACCATCAAATAATTGAAATTCTGAACTCATTTTTTACAAATTTATATACCTATAATTATTTATAAATTATAAAGTTGTTAATAACCAGTATATCCATATCACAATTTAAAAATGTCCAAATCGCTTTTTGAGGGTCATTTGTCATTGTGTGGTCTTTAAGATTAAACGATGTATTTAATAGAATTGGTGTTCCTGTAAGTTTTTCAAATTCTTTTAACAACTTATAATAAAGTGGATTTTGTTCTTTTGTTACCGTTTGTATTCTTGCACTATTATCCACATGTGTTACAGATGGTATAGGTATTTGTGAAACTACTTGAACAACTTGATTCATATAGGGAACATCTCCTTCTGAACGGAAATACTTTGTATAATCTTCTTGCGTTACCGATGGTGCAAATGGTCGAAACATTTCTCTTTTTTTAACAACTTTATTTATTTTATCTCTAATATTAGGTAAGTGTGGATTTGCTAATATTGAACGATTGCCCAATGCTCTTGCACCAAATTCTGTTCTACCTTGAAACCACCCAACTATTTTACCTCTTTTAATAAACTTTGCAATTATTTGACACAAATCTTTCTCATGTGCAATTTCAACACAAAGTTTATTTGATTGATTTAGTATATGACTAAGTGATATATTCCAATCCGGCCCCAAATATGGTGATTGATTATCTCCACCCTTTATTTTTGGATTACCTAATGTTTGATGCCAATGCCACAGGCAAGCACCAATAGCCGAACCAGCATCCGATGGTGCGAATGGAATCCATACATTTTGGAAAGTTGTATGATATTTTATTTTACCGTTTGCAGTTCCATTATATGCACATCCACCACCCAATACTAAATTATCACTACTCCAATTATTATTTGCTCTATTTAAAATAAAATAAAAAGTATTTTCATACCAACTTTGTAAAGCCGCAGCTAAATCTTTATGTTGTTGTTCTATTTTTTCTTCTTTAAAACGAGGTGGAAAACCAATTAAATCAATCAATTTAGAATTAAACATATCCGTTTCAGATGTTCTATATGTAAAATATTTTTGATTTATATTAACTAATTCACCTAATCGATCCCAATACGAAATTTTATCAAATACATATTCATATTTTGTTTTATCTCCATATGGTGCCAATCCCATAACTTTATATTCTCCCTCATTTGGTTTGAATCCCAAATAGGAAGTCAATGCAGAATAAACCAATCCTAATGAATTTGGAAACTTTAATGATTTTATCTCCTTAAATTCATTGTCTCTTATATAACATACTAATAGGGTTTCATCTTCACCGACCGCATCTACTGATACCCCTATTGCTTTATCAAATGGCGATGTATAATAAGAAAAAGCTAAATGAGAAAGATGATGTTTTGTATAAAAAATTTCACCACTATATCCAATACTTTCTAATAATCCTTTTAAATTTCCTTCGGTTTCATTCCATCTCCTTTCAAATGCTCTCCATTGTGGAAACCATCTTCTTAATGGATACCACTTTGAACCAATTTGATTTTCAACTCTTTTAAATTTGAGGTCAGGTCTTTCATACCAACAAACCATATCAACTTCATCGATAGTAATTTGTGCATATTCTAAAACCCATTGTATTGCCTTAAAC